TGGTTAATTAATAAAACTGAATCAATGCCAATGTCATCAAATAATGCTGTTGGAACATTAGTAACAGCAGCCCCACTCATTGTATCACTATTTAGCCAACCAGTAATCTCAATTCCTCCTTTACTTATACCATCAGCATCTATTCCAAATCCAGCAACAGTTCCTTTTGTTTTGTTTTGGTATTGGGCTGATAAATCATCTTGGTTAATTAATAAAACTGAATCAATGCCAATGTCATCAAATAATGCTGTTGATGTAACACTAATTGTATCATCTGTTGCTCCTTGATTAGAAGAAACTGTTAATGGCAAAATCTCACCACCTAAAGAATTTATTAAATTAAAAGTATCTCCAGATTTAAAAACTGTTGAGCCAATACTATTTATTGGAACAGAACTAATTGATTTTTGATCTCTTAATGTTATGTAAGTAATATTACCAGTAAATGTTGTTCCAGCTTGAAACTTAATTAAATTAGAGCCATCACAATCTAAGTATAAAGAATAATTACCACTTGTTGTAATAGATTGACTTGTTCCAGATGTTCCAGCTTTTACTAATAATGCCCCAGCTGTAACCACAACTTGAAAATTTACTTGATATGTTAATCCTTGCGTTAATACCGATTGAGTCAATTCAGATGTTGAGCCAGTAGCAGCAAATTTAGCTTTCTTTGCTGTTGTATCAATACTCCAACCAGTTCCCAATGTCCAACCAACAGCTGTGTTAAAATTACCATTTACAGCAACATTAGAGCCAGTAGCTGGTACAGTTGTTCTAATATATGCAACTGGGCTATTCATCATTAATGCATTAGTAACATTTGGAATTATTTTAGCATCAGAAATTGGACCATTATCTTGTGCTCCTCCTAAGCCACCAATATCATTTGTTGTTGTTGTTGCACTTACTGTTTCTCTTAATATTTGATACCCTTCATAATCCCATTCATCATAAAGAGAATGAAAACTACCTCTTCTAAAAATATATTCTGGATCTGTTTCATTTGTTCTTGACTCTCTAAGCCTTCCAATTGGATTTACATATCTTGGTCTTGTTGCTGGACCACCAGTTCCAGTTGCAGTTTGATTTTTATTTGCTTCACCAACAGCTAATCTCATTGTTGGGGCAATAACTACTTTAATTTGTCCACTTAAAAATTCATTGATAAGTAATTCTGTAAATGTATTAGTCCCAGTTAATGTTCCTCTTCCCCATTCACCAATAGGATTTGTTTTTTCAAATGCAGTTCCATTATTTACCCTTAAACAACTCACAGCAAATTGATCAATAGCATCACCCCATAATAATGTTCCAAAACTGAATCTTTCTGTGTTTGTGCTGTTGTTTACTTGTGTATTAATAGAAGAGCCAAAAGATGCACTTTGTGTTGTATTTAATGTTTGTAATAATCCTTTAAAGTCTGAAGATGTCATAAGCTGAATATCAGCTTGACTTGTTCCAGCATTAAAACCAGCTGGATTTAGATTTACAGAGGTAAAAACTGTTGCTGGATTTTCTAATGTATTTGACCAACTTACTTTCCCAGATTTTGTTTGTGGACCACTTCCAGAAACATTACCACTTGTTGGTAAATATGGAAATTCTTGGTAAGGATCATGTTTTACATAACTATAATGACTTGATGGTTGATAACCACTAAATCTACAAAAAAATGAGCCAGGACTTACACCACTACTACTTTGATTTGCAAAATCTTCAATATCTAAAAAGAAACTCCATGCTCCAGTCATTGTTATAGCACTTCCAGAACTATCAACGAAGGGAATGTCCTCTTTAAAGCCAACATAATTTGTTTCAGTTAAGCTATTTGACTTTATTATGTATTTTGGTGATTCATTACCTAAAGGAGTCCAATTAGCAGAATCAACCCAATAATAAGAGCCTTGATTTGAGCTATCATATTGTAAATAATAAGTTGTTGTACCATCACTTGCGTAAAAATTAAACTTTACAGAACACCACCAACCTTTTATATGTCCAAATGTAAGGCTTGAGCCAGTCATATCCCATTTCCAGTCTAAAGGAATTGAAAGCCATAAAAAGTCAGCTGTTGATGGATCAATAATTGTGCCTTGAAATATCTCTTGAGATTCAGCATTTGCTCCATAAGGAAATCCACCATAATAATTTTTTGATGAAAAACTTAAAAAATCAGCATCTGCATTATGAATCATTGGTAAGTAATTATACTTAGTTCCAACTAATTTACTTACTTGATTGCTTTGTATTGTTTGCTCATATCTTGTATAATATGTATCACCTAAATGGTCTTGACTGCCAAGCAATGTTCCAAACCTATTATATTGTCTTGAGTTTATATTATCTGGATTATCTATTAAACCATTTTCGTCAGTTATATATTCTGGTATTTGTACAATCCAAAACTCATGTTTCCAATAAGTTATTCTTGCTCCCCAATGCCTTAATAATTCTTTTAAAACAGTATAGCAATTTTCTGGAGTAAAAACATCTTGGTCATTTTTATTATGAAACATAGAAACAACACATTTTGTTAATCCTAATGGATCACTTATTTGATTAGTGTTTTGCATATCAGCATTATACCAATTAACAGCTGTTGTAAAACCATAATCAATTGAAACCCCTTGACCATCTACACCACTTATTGCAACACCAGCTTTTGCTAATATTTCTTTAATCCAAAATGTATAAAGACCTGGACCATAATACATATTTAACCTATCATAATTTCCTTGTATTCTTTCGTTTAATGGAATTGTATCTCCAGGTGGAGTTGATGTATCTGATAAATCAACAAAATCAATGTCTTTTAATAAAGATAAACCATCAACAAATGTTAATTTTTGCTCATAAGGAAAAGAAACATCCTCTCCACTTCCTAAATCCATAACTAAAAATCCAGACCAAATTGGTTTTGTTGTTGTATAAGTAGATGATGTTGCTCTATATAAATGTAAATAAACTTGCCTTTCTTTATATGTTGTTCTTAGTTGCTGAATAAAGGCTTGTGTTGATATGTCTTTTACAACAAATGGCAATACACATTGTGAGCTTATAATTGGTGAGAATCTGTCCTCTTGATCTGTTTCATAAGAAATAACTGGACCTCCAGCTCCAACAGAAATTTCAGATGCAGAAGAAGAAAAATCCTCTACAAAAATTTCTAAATAATAATCTAAGTTGTTATTACTTTTATATGATGAAAAATACTTTTTTCCGAATGCCATATATTAAACTGATCTTTGTCTGTTTAAACTTCCTCTCTGATTACTTATAAAAATATCGTTTCCACTTATTCTACCATAAACCTCAACTTGCTGACTACCCCCTCCATTTATCATTCCTTTTAATTTATCTAAGGGAGCAACCACTTCTGGATTTGAAGCAGATGTTCCAGCTCCTTCACCAACTAATGCCAATGATGCTCCAGTAAATAATCCACCATTAGCCATTTTTGGAACGTCTAAAATTTTTGCTTTAGCTAAATCAAATGCAGCTTTAACAGTAGTTGCATCACCTAATAAAAGTTTAATTGCCATTATAACAGCTAATTGAACTAATAGTTGTTTAATAGCTATTTTTAAGTTTTGAATAAAAGATTTAAAAAATCCCTCTGTGCTATAAGCAGCACTTGTTAAAGCACTTGACATAATGTTTTCAAACATTCCCATAGCAGCATTAAACTCTTTTTGTTTTTGTGTAAGTTCAGCTATTGTTTCACCAACTTGGTTTAATGGTCCAATTAATTTTTGTGGATCAATTGCACTTAAAAAAGGAATTTGTCCATTGTCTAAATTTTTATTTTTTCCACCACCAAAATCAAAACCTTTAGAAAGTTTTTTTAAGGCCTCAAATGCTTTATTAGATGCATTCTCAATTGCTCTTCCAAAACTCCCAAATTCTGTTTTATATTCAACTGTATCATCTTTTAAATCCCCTAATTCATCAGATAAAGTTTCAAAAGGATTAGTGATTTCTGTCCTACCTAAAAACTTTAATAATTCATTAAAACCTTTTATTAACAAACTTAATGGACTATATTCAACAACCCATTGAGATGCTTGTATTAAAGCGTTTTTCCACCACGTCCAATCTGATAATCTTTCTTTTAAAGCTTCAAAATTGTCAACTATATAAACTAAACCAGCTCCAAGAGCAATAATCCCCATTAAAATTAAACCACCAGGAGAAAAAAGGGCTGCAAATGCAATGGTTAATTGTCCAGCAATTAATAATAATGGACCTAATGACGCTGCTAAAATTCCAACTGTAATAATAACATCTTTAGTATCACTATCTAAACTTGTAAATGATTCAACTAAATTTTTTAATTTATTGCCCAGCTTTATAATCATTGGCAAAAGTTTTTCACCAATATCTTCCATTAAATCACCAAATTGATTTTTTAATTGAACTAATGATCCAGCACCAACTTTTGCAATTGCCTCAGCTTGACCTCCAAAAGCTCTGTTTAAGGCTTGTGTTGCTGTATTTAATCTTTCTTGACTACCAACAGCACCAGTAATTGTTATTCCATATCTACTTAATGCGTTTGTGCTACTACCTACAGATTTTGCAACTAAATCAGCAGCACCAACTAAATCCATTCCTTTGGCTGTAGCCATATCTTGAACTAAAGGAATCAACTCTTTTATAGCTTGTTCTTCTAATCCCATTGTGGCTAACATAGCTTGGGCAGCTATTGTTTCCTCATCACCAAATAAAGTTTTTGTTTGTAATTCTTTAGCTTGTGCAATTAATCTTTGCTGTATATCTTCACGACCTTTTAAAGCTGTAAGTAATTTTATTTCAGCTTTTGCTTGTGTATCAAATGCCTTAACAGATGCAGCTGCAAATGCAGCTAACGGTAAAGTTAAATTTCTGGTTAAATTTTGCCCAGTATTTTTCATAGATGTACCAAATTTTTTGATACTTCTTTGAGCCTTTTTCATTGCTTTGTCAAAGCCTCTTAAATCAGCTCCAAATGCAATAGTTAATAAACCAACACTCTTATTTGCCATGCTCACTCATTTTTTTAATATATTCAGCTTTTGCTTTCAATTTCTCGTAATCTATTTTCTTATCCTTTTTATCCCACTCAAACTCAATCAAATCAGTTGGTTTTATTTTTTTACCTTTTGCCATTTGAATGTTAAGTAATAAAGTAGTTTGCCATCTTGTTCTTTCCCACTTACTTCTTTCCCTTATATTCTCAAGCTCATAAAAGCCATCCAACTTATTCCAAAAATGTTTAGGCAAGTAATCATAAAACTCATTTACACCCATGCCTAACTGTCCAAAAGCAATCCTCTCTAATCTCTGCCAAGTAAGAGCCTCTATTTCTTCTTGGCTTTCAGCTTTTTTCCAGTATTACCCCCCATTTGTTCAGCTAATATTTCCATAGCTTTTCCAATACTATCAAAATCACCATCAATTAAATCAGCCAAATCATCAACACTTAAATCACAATCTTGCTTTGCAGCTCTATGTCCATCCTCAATGCCACAATATATTAAAATTAATGCATCATCTAAAGTCATGTCTACACCAAGTTTATCTAAATCTTGCAATGATGTATTTGTTTTAGATGAATATTTTCTCAATGCATTAAAACCAAACTTAATTGGTAGTTTTTCTTTATTTATTTCTATAAAAGTATAATTCATTTTTTTGTTTAGTTTAGTAAGGATTGGAGCAATGGTACTAAACAAAAAGTACCAAAGCTCCTCACCTAAGTTATTATTGTACTGATTGAGCTAATACACCAGTTCCCTCAATAGAAAGAGAATAAGTTGCAGTATCTTCTGTTCCACCAGTTAAACTTACAGATGTGATAAAACCACTACCAGAATAACTTACATCATGTGACCCAGTACCTCCAGCAGTATCACCAAATATAAAATCAACTTTTAATCTGTTAGCTAATATATTTGTTTGTATTAAGTCATCAGCTCCATTTGTTAAAGCTGCTGGTGTGCTTTGTGCATCTGTCCAAGCATAAGCAC